TGACGCGGCAATGAATGAGCTTACGCGCTACACGATAACTGCATCAAAGCAGCATGACGACGCGCCCGACAGTCTTTCTATGGCGGTGGACGAGCACTTGAACGGTATTTCCGAGCTGATGGTAGTTGATAGACCATGTTAATTTGTCAAGCCCTCTTTGAAAAGATTACAGTTTTCGGGCGAAAGTTTACAGTTCGTGAGAGAAAATTTGCGCTATAATGATAATAGAACTAATTTCAGGAGGGCGGTGTGGCTTTTGCGTTTTTACAAATTGCTCTGCCCTAAGTGTGGCAGATATCTGCTTAATGTGTCGGAAAACGCCGCGGGCGTTATTCAACCATACTGCAAGGGCTGTAAGTCTCCTGTAAATATACGATTGGGAGGTGTTGACAATGCCGCAAAGTGCGGTGCAAAGCGAACTGATACGCACCAAGCTTAGCAATTTCGGTAGGCTTGAATTGCTCGTTGAGGATAAAAAGTACGATAACAGCAACATTGTCGATGCACTCAACAAGCTTTTGGCTCAGCACAAGAAAAACAGCCAAGACATTCAAACCCTTTGGGACACTTATACCGGAAAGCAGGCTATTCTTAACCGCGTTAAGGTGATACGTCCCGAGATATGCAACAAGATCGTTGAAAACCATGCGGCTGAGATAGTGGATTTTAAAACAGGATTTACATTCGGTGAGCCTGTGCAATATATTTATCGCGGCGAAAGTCAGCACGACGATAATTCCAATGATGATAATGGAATCGGCCTGCTCAACCGCATAATGGATATGACGGATAAATCCACAAAGGACAGAGAGCTTGCAGAGTGGTTTTATATCTGCGGTCAAGCCTATAGGATAATTCTTCCCGATTTGACGAATGAGGCAAAGATACAATCCTATGTATGCGACCCGAGATATACATTTGTAGCAAAAACGGCTGATTATCGCAGAAAGCCAAAGCTCGCGGTCACATATACCTGTGAGGAACAAGGGCTTAACGGCTTTGATTCCAAGCAGAAGTATTCTGTATACAGCGATGACCATTATTGGCTTATCGTTGACGGAAAGATAATTGAGGACTGCGACATTTTTACGGGAATACCCATCATAGAATATAGGCTGTGTCCGTCAAGACAGGGAGCGTTTGAAAAAGTGCTGCCGTTGCTGGACGCGCTGAATAACATGGAATCGAACCGCATGGACGGCGTTGAGCAGATAATCCAGAATTTTATCTGGTTTAATAACTGCGAGGTGGACGCCGAGAAGCTGGATCAGCTTAAAGATAAGGGCGCTATTCAAACACGCTCTTCAAATGGAAATCAGGCCAGTATTCAGATACTTACCACAAATCTTGATCAGCAGCAAAGTCAGACATACGTTGATTACTTGTATCAGATGGTGCTGACGATAGCCGCTGTTCCCGATCGCAAGGCTTCGGCAGGTGGCAACACGGGACAGGCTCTCGTTATCGGGCAAGGCTGGACGGGTGCGGAGAGTGCGGCAAAAGCTATGGAGCTTGAATTTAAGGCAGCGGAAAAGCGCTTTCTGAGGTCTGCGCTGAATATTCTCAAAAATACTGCCGAATACGGCGAACAACTGTCCTCGCTGACGTTTTCCGATGTTGATGTGAAATTTACACGCAATCAGACAGATAATCTTCTCACAAAGACACAGGGCCTTATAAATCAGCTTGAAGCAGGCGTTCACCCGAGAATTGCAATAGCTAACTGTAATTTGTACAGTGATCCCGAACAAGTTTACCTTGACAGTCAGGAATATCTTGTAAAGTGGAAATTACAGGAGCAGTCAGAGAATGTTCCCGATGTCCTTGACGGAGAGTTAGAACAGATAATGTCAATGTTGGGCGCTTCTTCAAACCCCGACAAAAACGGCGGTGATGTAGCTTGACGTTGGCAGAGGTTGACCGACTGAATATCCTCTATTTCGGAGATATGCAGCTTTCCGCAAAGGAAAAGGCGCTCCGCGTAAGGATAGCGACCGAATTTGAGGTTTTAGTAAGAAAATATTTGCTGACATTGCAGACTATACTCACCTCGGCAAAGCCAGAGCAGGAAAAAGATGCAATGGTAGCTATGGCAGCGATAGCATTTTCGCGCGAATATCGGAAGTTTTTCAATCAGTGGTATTACAAATATTATGATGAAGTTTCCAACGGAACTGATCCACGAGGGAATGAGGCAGAATGGCGCAATACACACTCTACAAGGCTTTCTGCGTGGTTGGCAAATACAGTACGTAGCACTTCTTCGGGCGGGGTTATGAGCCGTCTGCGCACGGAAATTCGAACAGAAGTGAACGCGATGTGTAATCTTGCCGTGTTTTGTGCTCTTGCTGATAGCGGGGAAAAGATCAAAATGTGGAAATCGCATAAAGACGAGCTTACAAGACCTACTCATGCAAAAGCTGACGGGCAAACCGTGCCTATACACGAGCCTTTTGCAGTTGGCGGTTATCTGATGATGTTCCCGGGCGATACTTCTCTTGGCGCACCCCCACAGGAGGTTGTGAATTGCCGATGTGTAATCACACGGGCAAAACTTGATTAGACTCCTTTCGGTTTTCTCCTTTTATAGCGGCGGCTTGATACACCGCCGCAACACGAGCAAAAGCAGCGCATGAGCTGTGATTGTTCCATAATATACTTCTTTAAACGTGCTGCAGTACGTCAACACTGCGGCATATCTCCGAGAGCAGTGCACGAGCTGTTATCGGTGTCCTTTCTGTGGCGCGGCAGTTGTAGCCTTTCTGCCGCGTTTATGGGAGCGAGGGCGCATGAGCCTTAGCTTCTATCCCGAGTGTTTGCTTTGGTTTTATTACTGTTTCGTGCGGCTGCTCATGTAGTCGCACGATATGGGAACGTATTTCAGTTGGAAAGAAAACGGAGCGGTACTGCAACGCAGTGCGCAATGCGTTGTAGGAAACCCCGATGTCACAGGTTCGAGTCCTGTCGTTCCCACCATATTGCTTGGTAGAGAAGTGGTCTATCTCGCTTGCCTCATAAGCAGGAGGTCGCAGGTTCGAATCCTGCCCTAGCAACCAAAATGCAGCCATGCGATAAATGGCAAAAATAAGACCGCGCACCACGGCGTAAAACAGGTGTGTAAACTGAAAGGAGCAAGACTATGGCTATGTCAAGAGATGATGTCAAGGCTATTTTCCCTGACGCTACCGACGAGCAGATAAGTGCTATCCTTAATTCGCATCATAATGATGTGAAAGCGGAGAGCGCGGCAGCTGCAAGGACGGCCGCAGAACAGGCGCAGACAGCCTACGACACAGCACTCCAGAATCTCAAAAACGTTCAGAAACAGGCAGATGACAGCAAGGCTGAAAAGGTCGATATCGAAACGCGCTTTCAGCAGCTTCAGCAGAGCTTTGATACCATGAAAGCGGAAAATGCGAAGCTTCAGAACAGAGCAACTGCGATATCTGCTTTTACTACAGCAGGAATTGCCGCTTCGCAGTATGAACCGCTTCTTGAAGGCATTGTTTTTGAGGACAAGGAAAAGACCGCGGCGCTCACAACAAGCATCATTGCGGCTATAACAGCGGCGCGTGACGCCGCCAAGGGAGAAGCGAAGCAGGAGCTTATTCAGGGCACACCTCCTCCTGCTGCAGGTACACCGCCCGCAACGCCTGAGATGAATTATCAGAATGCTGTAAAAAGCGGAAATATTTTTGATATCATCAATTCGGCTGACGCTATGGCAGCTACAAACTCATAACAACAACTTAATATTCAGAGCCATGAGCCAATTACCGTTTTAAGCGGCAGTTGGCTCTTTTTTTTGTGTAAAGGAGATGAAATCACATGGCTACAGCAACTTCATTTGCGTGCCCTAATTACAGTGGCGTGCTTTACACCAGAAGCAATACTCAGACCCCGTTCCTTAACCTTATCGGTGCGCCGAAGCAGACAAACAGTGTGAAATTCGCGGTGAATCAGGAATATGCGCTTGTCGCACCCTCTCAGCCCAGTATTTCGGAGATCGCGTCCGTGAACGCACCGGAGGCAAAGCCCACAGGCAGAGAGCAGAAGTATAACGTTACTCAGATATTTCAGGAAACTGTATCTGTTTCTTACGCAAAGCAGTCAAACATGGGAACGCTGAGCGGTATCAACGTTGCAGGACAGCAGGCGGCTCCCGTTGATGAACTGGCTTTCCAGAAAGCTGCAACTATGCAGAAGATCATGAATGATATCGAGTATACCTGCATCAACGGTAAGTTTGTGGAGGCACTGGACGACAATACCGCAAACCAGACCAGAGGTATTCTTGAAGCTATCGAAACGAACGCTATGCTTGAAACAAGCGGCCTTTCCAGCTCTACTATCCGCAGCGTACTGAAAAGCTTCTTCAAGTCGATGTACGACAATACAAAGCAGTATCTCAACGGCCACACTATCATGGTGAATTCTACTATCAAGGGTGCTATCTCTGAAGCGTATGAGGGAACGCACTTCGTTGTTTCCAACGGCTTTAAGCTCGCGGGCGTTGATATTCAGGATCTCATGACCGATTATGGCACTATGCATATCGTCCTTGCTCCCACGATACCTGCCAACACGCTGCTTTGCTTCAGACCTGAGATATGTCATCTCGTTGAGCAGCCCACTCCCGGTAAGGGCAATTTCTTCTATGAGGAACTCGGAAAGAAGGGTGCTGCAAACGAGGGCGAGATATTCGGTCAGCTTGGCCTTGATTACGGTGCGGAATTCCTGCACGGAAAGCTGGTGTTTGGATCATGATTATTAAGCGGAACGGAAAGCCCCGTATTGTGACAGATAAGGGCAAGGTTATCGCAGAGTTCAGCAAGGACGGCACCGCAAAGGTCGATGATAAGATCGGCGCAAAGCTTGTGAAGCTCGGCTACGCGGAGGTCAAGGAGCAGCCGCTCGCCGACACTCCTCACGATACGGACGGAGGTGCGGCTGATGACACAAGCGGAGAAACTGAAGCGCAGACTTCCGGAAGCGAGTGATACGGATATCGAGGACCTTCTGGATAGCACTGCTGCTATTATCAACAACATCAGAAACCCATTCGGCGAGATCCCCGAGGAGATAGAACCGAGATACAACGATCTTCAACTACGCATGGCTGTGGAGCTTTTCAATAAGGAAGGCGCGGAGGGTCAGACCTCACACAGCGAAAACGGCGTGAGCCGCGCTTATTCCTCGGCGTGGGTAAGCTCTGAGTTGTTAAACGAAATTGTCCCGAAAGCGGCGGTGATATAATGCGTGACCTCAAAAGAAATCAGGTGAAGATCTCCTATAAAAATCTTGTTAATAAAAAGGAGATAACCGATGAATACGGTAACGCGACAGGCTCTTATGAGCGCATTTACAGCGATGTCAAAGAGCTTTATATATCCGTTTCCGCTAATCGGGGCGATGTCGAAGTACAGGGCTTTGGAGCACAGCTTGACTATGACCGCACTCTCATGACATCGGATATGAGCTGCGAGATTAACGAAAACAGCATTGTTTACATCGGCAATGAAACTTATACCGTTAAGGCGCGTGCTGTGTCCATCAATCAGATACAGATTGCCATTAAGCGCGAGGAGATCAATGAAGATAATACAAGTACCACTGTCTAAGTCGGGTATCGAAAAGGCTATTTCTGAGCTGAAAGAGTACCGCTATAAGGTGGCGAGTATGGCTGAAATGCTTGCCGACAGGCTTTGTGCTGAGGGCGAGCAGATCGCTCTTCTTGAAACGGCTGATATTCGCATGACGGGCGATCTCAGAAAGAGCATTATGCACGACACGCACGGCAAAGCGGGATTTGTGGCTTGCAAATGCGGCTATGCGGTGTTTGTTGAATTTGGTACCGGTGTAAAAGGACGGGCAAAGCCTCACCCTGATGTGGCTATACTTGGGTGGAGCTACGATGTGAACAATCACGGCGAGCTTGGCTGGTGGTACCCCACTGACGAAAGCGACACTAATCCAACAAAGCGGCGCGGTAAGGACGGTGGACTTTATGCATGGACAAAAGGTATGCCATCACGTCCGTTTATGTATAACACTGCTGAACAAATGCGTTCGCTGATAATCCCTATTGCAAAGGAGCTGCTTAAATGATCGATATTGAAAGCATTGTTTTTAATACTGTCGCAAAGCCGCTTCGCACAAAGCACAAGGATATTTTTATAAGCGGCGAGGCGGTCGATGTGCCATCTACGTTTCCTGCAGTGACGATCGTTGAGAAAGATAACTCTGCATACGCAAAGACGCAGACTGCTGAGAGCCGCGAAAATCACGCTGCATTGATGTATGAGATAGACATATATTCCAACCTTGCGAGCGGTAAAAAGCAGCAAGCAAAGGGTATAGCGGCTGAAATAGACGCGCTTATGGAAAGCATGGGCTTTATCCGTACATTCGGACAGCCAATAGACAATTTTGCTGACACGTCCATATATCGCTATAAACTGCGGTACAAGGGCATAGTTGGCAAGGACTACACGATCTACACAAGTTAGGAGGTAATTTATGGGTATTGCAATTTCCTCGGCCGGCATTAAGGTGCTGTACGCCGTAGAGACCACAAAGGGCGTAATGCCTACAACCGACGCAGTAAAGATTCCTGATATCAAGGAGCTGCCCGACTTTAACGTTGAGCCTGAAAAGCTGGAAACAACCACATTCGACAACCTTGATTACAAGACCTTTATCAACGGTCTGAAAGATCTCTCGGGCGCTTCTGCCTACAAGGCAAACCTTACAGAGGAGCTGCTTGAAGAGTGGGACAAGCTTGTCACAGCGCACGAAGCAGGTAAGGAGAACGGTCTCAACACATGGTTCTTTATCGTTATTCCCAAGTGGGAGAACTGCTGCGCGTTCACCGGAGAGCCTGCAAAGATGGGTCTGCCCGGTGTCGGTGTAAACGCGGTATACGAAACATCGGTATACATAACTCCCACAGGCGAGCCTCGTTGGACAGACTCTATTCCTACAGTAGCAGGAACGAACACACCTTAAATCATACTTAATATAAATCACA